CCCTGTTCTTCGCGAAGGATCTGGGCTGCACGGTTGGATATAGCTTCCAGGGTCTGGCCAGCCTGGGCACCGCGTCCGATGTTTTGCAAACCGGACAAATCGCCATTGATCAACTGACGCGCTTTGATGTCTTGAGCATCTTCGCTCAGGGACGAGCCGGTAAACCTGTTGGTAAACAGCGCACCTTCGGATGCCTTGTTGGGAACGATAACCGAGCTTCCAGCCCCGAGGATGGTTGGCACATCGCCCTTAGCCAGCGCAGTTTGCTTGGCAACGCTTGCCTGATAGGTTGGATCTTGGGGTCCGCCCGGCAATGGCTCATAGGTGCCGCCCGGGCCCTTCTGGAATCCTGCTGGGGTTGGATCATCCGCGCGACGACTTGCCGCCTGTTTCAACCCGAATTCAGATCCCCAATGCGATTGATTGAGCGCGTCTTGCTGTGTCGTATGCTGACGCGTCCAGTCCTGCTGAATGACGTTGCCGAGAGCGCTCGCGCCTTGGGTATCTCCAATGCCCAGCAATGTCGAAAGCGCGGTCTTGGGGTCTCCGGCTTTGTAGGCATTGACTGCGGTTTGCCGACCTTCGGCAAGCGCCTGCGCCTTGTTCTCATCCTGCCCGGTCTTGTACGCCTGCTGGCCCAATAGAAGGGCCTGCATCGGGTTGACGACATCTACACTAAATTGGTTATCAGCCATCGATCAGTAACCTGGACCGTAGTCGGACGCGCTCAATCCTTCAAGCGGATTGGATGAGCTGCCGCCGTAAGCACTATTCAGGAAGTTGCCGCCACCGTAGGAAGCGCCGCCGAACAGACTTCCTAATCCACCTCCCATGCCACCACTTAGCCCGGCACCGAGGATCGATCCACCAAGATTGAACAAGTTTTGCATGCCCTTGGTCTTGGCATTGGCCGCCGCAACATCGCCCTGCCCGATCGTGCCGGCCGCCGTCATATTGCCGCCATAGGCTGACGTGTTGGCGCCGAGCTGACCTTGCAATCCTTGGCCGACCGTTTGGTTATAAGCCTGCGTTGCTCCGAGGCCCTGCTGCGAAATGCCGAGCAGCCTTGAAAGCTGGTCGCCATAGGTCTTGTCAGCGTAGTTGGTCCCGAAGCTTTGCAACGCCTTGCCGGTCTTGCCGGAAAACAAATTACCATTCGCCAGTGCAGAGTGATCGATTGCGTGCGTACCTTGATCGAGACCGAACTGATAGCCTGGAAGACTTCGAACGCTGGAGGGATCGGCAACCAAACGCCGGACAGCATCGTTCGCATCCTGTCCGGTTTGCTGCCACGGCTGATAGCCCTTGGCGAGTCCACCGAATTGATCTGCGTAGGTCTGTCCAAATTGGGTAAGCCCCTGCGTCGCCGCCTGCTGCTTGGCATAGGTATCAGCCGCTGCCTTCCTAGAAGCATCGGCCGCCGTATTGCCTAATAAATCGTCGAGGAAAGACATCGCTGCCTCCTTATGTCTTGTTCAAATCGTTGAGTAGCGTATTGAACCGCGCGATCAGATCGGCAAGCGTCGCCGCGCCATCAACCGGAGTTGTATTCGAGGGAAACCGGCTTTCGATCATCTGGAGATAAGCCGTCATCGGCTTGCTTAGATTTTCGCCGGAGGGAAGTTTTGAATCCGACGCCATCTATCGACCGAACAGCAACGCTTCAAGTCCACTTGGGACCTGCTTGTTCTGAAAATACTGACCTGTATCCTTCTCAAGATAGTCGTGCATCTGGCCATAGCGCGCATCAGCAGCGTCCGGCGTCGCATATGACGGGAACGTATTCCATCCAGTTTTGGCGACCTTCTGCAAAGCGTTCTGATTGGCGATGTCCATTACCGACCCATCTTGCCGGGTGTAAGGCTGAACCTCTCGCTTGCCGTCCCACACCGTAGGGATGTTGTAATATTTCCCGTCATGCGGTTCGACGCTTTGGTATAGCGTCGAACGCGATCCCTGCGGTTCTTCAGGTGTAGGCGCGTTGTCCACTCCACTGGGGCCGTACAGATTGGTAATGTGCCGCATATAAAGCGCCTGTTCCTGCGGGCTTAGATTCATCGCTGCATCCGCTTGTGGCAGGTTGGTTTGCTGCGGCATCAGCGGATAGCCGTAAGGAACTGGTTCCTGAGGCATCAAGAGCTGAGCCAATGGGTTATTTTGTGCCATTACGGTTTGATCGGTCGGATGTTGGCGGAAATCGCGACAATGCCGCGAATGACCGGATCGGAAACCCTCAACCGAAACATGATGCCCTTGTCCTCGAATTTACCTATGCGTCGTGTCCGGATGCGCTTGGTTTCACCACGCAAGCCGAGCTTCAATTGACGGTGGCCCTTGAAGGTCACCCCGCCATCGGTTGACCAATCCAGCATCAGGATCGGATCGAAGCCTTGTGAGGTAGCCAGAAGCTTTCCAACCCCAGTCGCCACATCGATATGCAGCGCATCGACAATGCCGCCCATGCCGGTAACGCCATGGATGAAGGGCGTGTCCATGCCCCAGATCATGATATTGCCGCCTTCGTCGTAAGTGTCCTTGTCGAGATAGAACAAATGTCCGGACTGGCTATCGCCTACGATGGTCTTGCCGAACGCCCTTACCGCGTTGCAGGCACGCCAGTTTTGTAACCCGTAGCTCTGCCGCTCATGCCAGAACTGGTTGGCAGCATCATAAGAGACAGAATATCCGGTTGAGGTCCAGTTAGCGAAGGAGTGGCCTTCGAATGAATACGGCAAGGACTGGATGGTTTCCCGATCAGCATCGCCCTCTAAAAACCGCTCGATGCCGTGCGTCGAGATCCGCTGCGGGTTATAACCAGACATCCGATAGAAGATATTATCTTCCCCCGGAAACATCAGCGTATTATCGCAGGACACCACGGCATCAGGTGCAACCAATCCCTTCTTGGAGACCGAGCCACCGATCAATTGAAAGGGAAGATTAATGTCGCTGGTCAGCCGCCATGGTTCAATCGAGGTGTGGCTGAAGAACAGAACGTCGGAGCCGTCAGCTTTTATCCGGGTCAGCTTGTCCGCGTATTGCTCCGCTGTCGCGAAATCCAGGGGATCGACGGTCTGAGCCTGATTGAGGGATGAGAAGAAGAACTTGCCCGACGCCAACCCGTAAAGTTCATAGCCGGCGACGTTTTCAGAGGTAATCACGGTATCCGTGAACTGACTCGCGGCGACCTGCTTAACCACGTCTGCTTCAATGTAGTAGTCACCAGCGGCACAATGTATGCTGATCTGCACGGGATCGGCCTGATTTCGGCTCATCTCGACCTGATCGATACCCGGCAGCGTTCCAATCCTAGTTGCGGTCAGAGTAAACGGGCTATCCGAGGTCTTGACGTATTTGAACACACTGGACGAATGCACGACATAGCCGGCGCTGAGGTCGTCCAAGAAGATATTGCCCCGGTTTGGGGTGTCCGTGACCGTGCAGCAGGATACCATGCCGGGGCATGGGAGGACCGCTAACGGCGCCTTGGCATCCGGCCCCTGTTGCTCGGCATAGGCATTGAGCAGCCGCGCTGAGCCGGCAAACGAGTATCTGGCTGGGTTGGATCTAAACGCGATCTGGACCGCAGCGGGTGCTCTCTGGAGCATTACAGGCCAGTTTGCCAGTTGTAGAAGCGGCGACCGCCGGTAGACTCATTACTGGAGGCTATCAATGGCATTGAACCTCGAGGCGCCGCCATCACGACAAGCCGCGCTTCCGATGCCTCAATCATGGAAAGCATATCGGCGTGACCTATCAATCCATTCTTGAACTGGATCGGGAGCGAACAACGCAAAGCCAGTTCCACGAAATACGGCTCCGGAATGTCGATTTCCGAACCGTTCCAGACTGGAATTCCAATCGTGGCCAGCATCTGGATGACCGAACCATTGGACCTGACCACGTCAACGAATTCAGCCGCTGACAGCACGCCATCTATTTCCACCAGCGCGGCAGACTTCAACGTTTCGGTGGCTAGGTCGCTCTCGGTGTAGACGGTCATTTCTTTCTCGGCTTCTGAGCTTCGCTCTTGACGCTGTATGCGATTGCAACCGCCTGCTTGATCGGCTTGCCAGCATTGACCTCAGCGCGAATATTGGAATTGAAGGCGGGTTTGGATGTGGATTTCTTCAATGGCATGAGCCTATCCTTTATGCCGCGATTACATCTTTTTCAGTCAGGCCGAATGCTTCAAGATTGTCCGCCATCGCTACAGCGCCAGAAACCTTGGGCTTTTCAATCATCTGAAGGCCGTCCGCCATCGCCTGCGATACCCAGACGATATGAAACTTGGGATCTTTGATCATCGCGGTGAGCAAGCCTCCTGAGTTCTCGCTGATAAAATCCGGCAGTTCCCGGCAGAATTTCGCTAATCCAAGCGCCTGCATGAATAGATCTGGCGCCGTCAGATGCTCCTCGCCGTTACAGCGAATGATCAACTGTTCCTTGCGGTCCTCATCGGTATAAGCGTGCGAGGCATTCGGCAGGTAGGACGAATCACAGCCGAATAGCGTGACATGGCGGTAGCCCATTCTCGCAGCAAGATGCGGAGCGCATGAGGCCGTCGAAGCATAACCGGCGATGCCGCCCTTTTCGATATCGGCATCAAAGGTATAGACATCGGCCGATTTCAGGAGATCGAATACACCGGGATCGCAGCTCAGCTCGAGGATCGCCATGGAAACACCTTGCGCCCAGTCCTTGACGATTGGATGCGGATCACAGGCGAAGAACGTGGCATTGATCCCGTTGTCATGGCACCACTTCCACGCCCCGTTAATGGCCCACACATCGCCATAGAAGTCCCGCAGCTCTTCAACATGGTTCTTCAGCGAAGGGCCGCCACCGACTACGGCAAGCCTCGCATAAGGCCCATAAGGCTGCCTCCACTCCCGGTACGTTTTAAGCCCGAGAGTGGAAGTATGTTTGGCATTGGCCAAGCATTTTTCGGCGGATACCGGAACCTCTCCATTGATGACTAAATTAATGGATGAACCAAGTGTACCGCCGAAAATCGTATACATGCGTTATGCGCCGCCCTTGGTGAGATTGTAGGCGAGCAGGATGTTGCGGATTTCATTCACCGCATCGACGAGTGGACCGAAAGGTGTGCCAGCGGACATTGACGCGCCCGTGAACACAAAGATCGACTGCGAAGCGGTAAGCGTCGCAGAAGCACGACGAGAGGTCGGTGTGCCGCCGTGGAAGCAAATCAAATCAGTCGAGGACTGACCCATAGTGGACCCGAGAGGATTCCCGTCTGCTAGTTGCTTGATGGCCAATTTAAGTCTCCTTTTAGGTGAGATGCGTGGAAGTGAATTATTACGTACCCGTAAGGCGTGTAGCTTGACGCCCATCTAGGGTTTTCACTCCATATAAAACATCGAGTCGCCATGCGCTTTCGTCATTCACGCCGTCGTACACGGGAATAACGCGAACATTGGTTCCCTTGTAGGACTGACGCGCGACATCGACCGCGCCAGGAGGCGAGACCAAGGGAACGCTGACCAGCGCGAAGGCATTCTTCGCGAAGACGATGTTCTGCCGATATGCCGTAGATGCCGTACCGACAAACACCAGCGCCTGTGTGTTAAGGTCGGTTGATACGGTCGAGATGGTGGCAAACGCGCCCGTCCAGATGATCGCTGGCGAGATGATCAGAGACACCACGGAACCGGAGGCCGTCGCATCCGCGGTCACGACGAACTGTTTCAGGAACGATAACTTGGCCTTGGTCACCGGGTTGACGGCGAAGGCAGTGGCAATCGTAAAGATGTCGCCCGCCTTGAACGTGTCCGATGCACCACCGGTCGCAACCGAGATGGTCTGGACGTTGGTATCTTTCACCGCTTCGTAGGTTGTGGTCGAGGTGGTGATGGACGCATTGATCGTGGCGCCCGTAGTCGCACGCGAACCCGCCGTATGAGTCGGCGTGTTCTGCGCCATATAGGTATCGACGCCGCCGATCATGCCGAGGTTACGGTTGCGATAGGCCTCGTTCGCGTTGGCCTGCATGAACAGGGCCGTCTGCGAACCCAGCATACCCCAGTAATCCGCGGGCGACAGCACGGACGCACGTCCATCCTGAGGAACCGCGAATTCGTCGAGCTGCTGAGGACCGAGTGCATAATCATTGAACGAGTTGATGACCTGGCCGGCGGTACCAACCCATTGCGGGACGCTGGTATACAGCGCCATCAGGTCGGCGTCGATCTGGTTGGCGAGCTGTACCATTGCCGGCTTGATGATACGCTCACTAAGTTCGCCGATGTTCAAGGTCAGATCCTGAGATGTGAACTTGAAATCAACGCCCTTGCGCAGGTTAACCTGGATCGTGGTCTTGCCTTCCTTCACGTCCTGAACGGCCATCACGGCGCCGTTACGAACAGTGAAATCAGTAGGCTTGCGGATGGAGATAGTATCGCCAACCTCATAGCCGTTGATCTTCCTGTCGAACTCGTTTTCGTAGCCGCGATAGACCTGCTTGGCCATCACGAGATTATTGTCGAGGATCATGATCGCTTCCTTAGCGATGATGCTCGCAGTAAGTTGATTTTGAGCCATTTAATATAGTTCCTTCTGGCGGGGCGCATCACTGCGTGCCGCACTGGGATTGCGCGTCATCACGACGGGCGATCTAGGTTTAGCTGCCCCAACCCGCTTTCCGCTTCGCGACATATTCATCCATCGAAGCTTTAGCCGGATCGAAACTGCCGGAAGCGCCGCCCTTGGGGGAAGTGATCGGGGCAGGTGCCTTGGTTACTTTCGAAGGCTTTGACAGCGTGTCTTCCAGGCGAGCGAATTCCTTCGCGGCCTGTAACGGAGAGAGACTATTGAGCTTGTTCGCTACGGCTGGATTCTTGGCGAGGTGGTAGGTCAATTGCGGACCTAGATCGCTCTCCATCACCAGTTCGCGAATAACGTCCGAGAACTTCCCGCCCTTGTTGACGTACTCTCCGATTACATCTTCGAAGTCCGTCGCCTTGGCCTTGAAAGCTTCCGTGCGCTCTTCAAACTCCGAGAGGATTTCGGAACGTAGCTCGGCAACCTTGGCCTCGTTGGCAGTCTTTCGATCTGCATCGAGCGACCCCTTGACGGCCTTTGCTGCCTCATAGGCGGCGGTGGCGGCAATGTACTTGCCCCAGTCGCCGCCGAAATCCTCTTCCTTGGGAGCCTTGTCAGTCTCTGGAGCGGGCTTGCTGGCTTGCTCTTGCAGCCGCAATATCTCGCTTTGCAGATACTGGTTCTTGCGCTTCATCCGGTCGTAGCCGGATATCCGCTTGGGCTTCTCTTCGGTGGTTTTTTCGCTCTCCGCTTCAGGCTTTTCGCCCTCCGCGGTTTCTTCCGTTGTCGTGGGAGTTTCCGGCTCGACGACTGCAGGCGTTTCCGCCAGCACTTCGGTCGGTACGGTTTCGTCCGGTCCTTCACTCATGGTTAGTCCAATAAAAAAGGCCCCCTAAGAGGCCTGTCATCATGCGGCATTCACTGAATGCGAACGCCTGCAGAAGTTCTGAATTACTTGAACGCCGTCCCCTTGTAGCCGCATGAGCAATGAATGCTCTTCGATGGCGGCGCAGTCGGCCATGTTATGGCCGGGCTGGAATCGTATAATTCTTTCCCGCAACTTGGGCAGGCAATCCCATTAAGGCATGGCTGGCCAAGCTGGCGATAGGCTTCAGCGGCCTCAGCATTGTGCTCATCCAGGCTCACAAGCTTGCGAACCTCAACTAGGCCCGCCTGATTGAGCGTCATTTGCGGCCGATGCTTCACGGGATCTTGGCAATCAATGCCTCAACCTTGGCGTCAGCCGCGTCCACCAAGGGCTGTTCGTCAACCGGAGGAACCTGAGCCGCCATGAAGGCGTCAAGCTTCGCGGTCAATGCCTCAAGATCGGCTTCAAGCTTGGTAAAGTCGGCCATTACAGTCTCCTGGTTTAAGATGATGTGAATCAGCGCATGAACCATGCTGCTGAGCAGGCGATGCATTACTTGCGGCGCCCGAGATGTATTCCCATGTGTAGCCACATTTTAATATCTCAATCCCAATATGAGAGTTGCGGATGTGTTCGTGCTCATGACCTTGGAGCACGTAATAGGAAGGACAGTTCCAACCGGAACGGCCGTGAACGTCGTTACTTCGCCGTTTGCCGTCGTCACGGCCACATCACCGGCTCCGCCGATGTAGAGGCCAGAAAGCGGACCTAGGTTGCTATTATCGTAAACAGTCGAATCGCTTGGGGTGACAGAGATTGCCGACCTGGGCGTCAGGGATTGAATTGGAGATGCCATTTTTCCTCTTAGTATCGAAGTCCGACAATCGCGCTTGCAGTCGTAGCGGCCGTGACCTTTGTGCAGGTGATGGGAAGGATGGTGCCGACAGGAACGCCCGAAAATGTCACGGTTTCACCATTCGCCGTCACCACAGTCACACCAGCCCCTCCCGCTACCGAGCCAATATACAGACCGGCAAGTGGCCCCATATTGCTATTGTCATAGACCGTCGTATCGCTTGGGGTAATCGCGATAGCCGATCTCGGGGTGAGTGATTGGACTGGGGCTGCCATTGGCTACGCCTCCGCTGGTTGGTTCATCTGATCAATAGTTGCATCGTGCTTCTCTTGACCGTTCATCATCGCCTGCTCGCCTCGGGCCAGTTCCATGAAATGCTTGTCGGCCGTCGTAGCTACGTGAACCAGATGCTTGTCCTGGGCATGAGCCATGCCCTGCTTGTGCTCGTCCAGACCCGTCGCCGTATCAATCTCGCCCTTGCCGAGCTTCTGTTTAGCAAGCAGGGTATTCACCCTTGCGGTTTCGGCGTCCGCCTCTGCTGCATCCGCATCGGCCTTGGCCTTCCGGGCCTTCTGTGTCTCTGTCTCTGTCTCGGCCTGCATCTTCTGCATACCCAACTGCATCTGGGCTTGCTGCGCCTGCTGGGCGACCTGCTGCTGTGGATCGGGCTGGGGAGGCTGGCCGCTTTCCTCCTGCTCCTTGGCCTTCTCAGCGGCAATAATTTGGGGGGGCAAAGCAGCGTGCAGCCGTTCGCTGAACTTATCCGCCATTGGCCATTCCTGTGCTTTGGCAATGAGGTCAGCCACCAAAGGTGCGGTGTTCGGCAGCGCCTGCATGAACTGCAGCATTGAATCCGAGGCTTCCTCACGCTTGGTGGCGTAGCTGTTGCCAGCCTCTGCAATCACGTCATAGGCCCCAATGCTCATATCGTTGAGCATCGCCGGTTGACCGTTCTGGTCCAGGATCGGCATGCCGGCCTTGTCCTTTTCCTGATTGATCTGCATCAGGTCGATCTTGCCGTCTTCCCCCATGATGCGGATTGTACGTTGCGTATCATATACGTGAGGTATGAGGTCGATGACGATCTTGCCGATTTGTCGAACGGCTCGACTGAAATTCGTGAGATATAGAATAGTGCCGGTATCACCTTGCTGCTCGCGCTGCTTGATAGCCACGCCCGACGTTTCGTTAGAACGTGCGCCCAAGCTGGCGTCATAGATCCCGATGACGCGTCGCATGTTCTCGTTGGCAAGATTCAGTCCCTCGTCAATGCCCGCAGACGATACTGCGGGCGCAACTCTTGATGGCTCCCGATTGCCGTTCTTCGCATCAGGACTCCATAGCAAATATGGGAAGTTCTTGGTGTTGGCCTGCTCCCACATGCCCTGATATTTGCCGACATTGACCTCGGTCACCAGCCACGGCGCCTTGGGCTGCAAGGCCACAACCTCGGTATGCGCCGAGCAGAAATAATTGAACTGCCGCTGTGCGTCCTTGGCCTCGCGAATGATGCCGCGGCGAACCACGTTGCGGCCAATCCGGACCTCTTCCCCAACGAAGGGAACGATCGGGATGAAGCGCCCCATCCACTCCGAGGATTCCAGCACGTCCCCGACCGTGATCAGATAACGGCAGATCGTGTAGGACTCGCGCTTCTCAATCCGGGCGTTATTTGCCTCGCAGAGGGCTAGTTTCTGCTTTGCAGTCAATCCGCCCTCGAAGTCGTCATCCTCCGAGCAATTGATGGTCTCGCCGGTCTGTGTCAGCGCCAAGGTCAATGTCTTGGGCTTCTTGACCCAGTATTCCGCGACCCTAATGGTGTCGTTGGTCTTCCAATCCGAATAATAGCTCCATGTCTTAATGTCCTCGAATTCCTCCATCGAGGCGTCGGGCCAATGCTCCTTGAAATAGCTGTGCGTGTGATCAACCGGGACGAAGCACCACCCCGCATCCTCCCTGGTCAGGCGCTTGGCGTCAGGATCCCAGAGGACAGATACCCCATCATCCACACCCTCAATGCGGATTTCCTGCTCGAAGGTCGTATCATCCGCATATTCGGTCGTCACCCGTGCATGACCGATGCCGCAGGCCACTTGGCTATCCGCCGCCTGGAAATATATCCCCGATGCGTCCGAGCGGTTCTCGATATACCGTGTCATGCCCTCGCGAAGATCGGCAAGCTTCGGGTCTGCTTGATCGTCAACCCCGACAACCTTGATCGCCGGCCGCATCTTGCGGATATCGCCGGTCACCTGATGCACGAACTGCGGCATCTGGTTGATGGTTAGGACCGGTCGGGATTCATCATTACGGGTCTTGGCGACATCCGCCGGCCATTGATTGCCAGCCTCGAAGTCCAGATCCTCGTAAGCTAGGCGAATGTTCTCCCGTTCACGATCCATTGCCCTGGTGTAACGCTCGCGGGCAGTCTTGAGCAGGGCGTCTTTTTCGGCCTTGGTTAGCTTGAGATCGTCGCTATCTACGTCGTTCTTGGCTTCGTAGGCCATCAGCTACTTACGTCCGGAGGGATAATACATTTCGCGGAATTCCTGGATAGCATTTGCGGCATCGGTCAATCTATCGCGATAGCCGATGCTATGATCGCCCTTCGCTGTGCGAACGACCAGCAACTCAGCCAATAAAAGTTTTAAGCGCCGCCAAGCGTAGGTAGTCTCAGGGAACGTCATCAATACCCGATCCACTTAGCGGCCAGCCCAGCACATGCGATCAGACCGATAAGGCTGAAGAACACTGCGTTGTCCCGCCAGTCGTTGCCCATCATGCGCCTTGCCAGCCTGCACGCCCATAATTGAACTTGGGGGATCGATCCTCGACGGGCTGCGGTGCTTCGTAAGCTACACACATCAAACCGAACGCATCCGCACCATGAGAAGACCAATCGTGTTCCGGCCCAAGTAGCGCCTCACGATCATCGTCCGACTTCTTTTCGTGATACCAGCCCAGCGCATCGCGGCCGTCCTCGGTTGTTTCTTCGTCAAACCAGATTGAATTGAATACTCGTCGCCCGGCCTCAACGCGCATCTTGGCAGCGCCCTTGCCTTGGTTGGGGATGACAACAACGTCGTAACCGGCCGCTATGAATGCGCTCTCAAAAGAGACATCAATTACCCGATCGTTCGTCTCGCCATCGTGGGGAAGATAGATATCCGCGGTCTCAGGCTTGTAGCCCTTCGAGTGCAGCCATTGGATATGCGTGGCTAACGGCTGGCCTTGGGCCTCGTAATAATCCCTCGTTCGGATCTCACGCCCGATAAACTGCGCCGGCCACATCGCGAAGGCATCGGCCTTGGCACCCGTACCGCCCAAGTCGCAGTAAACCCGGACCCTCATCAATGGATCAAATGAGACCCGGCCAACCCTGCCATTTTCCTTGGCATCTATGAGAAATTTACCGTAGTAAGCGCCGGCAATCGCCGTCACAAATGCGCCGCCCCAAACATGTTCATATTGATCCGACCGCTTGGCCTTGTCTTCAACTCTGGTTTTTTCCAGCGTTTTGGGAAATCTCGGGTTGTCCTGCCAATTAAGCTCCACGAACTTCGCGCCTTCGGGCGGATCTTCGCGAAACCGCTTATGCGTTGCACTCTTCTTGCGCTCCGGATTCCACGTCACCCATATCTCGGCGTCCTCTTCCCGAACCGTGGGAATGGCCTTCATCCAGGCCGTTTCAGAAACGGGCTCCGCTTCGTCAACCCATAGCAGGCGAATGCGCGCCTTGGATTTTATACTGTCCAAGTTGTGACGGAGGCCAATGAAGGCAAACTCAATACGCCGGTCTTTGGTCCTTATGTATTTCTCGCCTACATCGTATTTCGAGGTCAGCCATGGATCGCAAGCAATTGCGGCTTTAACCTCAGCCATCGAGCTTTCATCGAGAGAATTCATAAACTCTCGCCCGCAGACGATCACTCCAGGCTGATTAGCCTCCGCGAACCGAATGCCAAAGACCGCGGCCATAGTGGCGAATGATCTAGTTTTTCCCGACCCTCTGCCGCCATAAGCGCCCCGGTACATTGCCTCGCCCACGAAGACTGGGATCAGCTTCGGCGGGAGCTTAATTTGCGGGATCAGCATCCAGTGCGATCAGCTCAATTCGGGTAACTGTCTGAAGCGGATTTTCCGGATCTCCGGCAATCTGCATTGGGAGAA